CAAAGCGTTGCAATGAGTGCAACAAACAAATGCGTAAGTTGGGCAGAAACCTTTGGCGATGTCCAGTCTGTCTGCATACGATAAGACGCTGCGATAAGTGTAATAATTTTAATTGCGAATGTGGAGAAAAAGATGAAAGATAAAAAAGAGTATATTGTTCTGAACGAAGGCGTGTGGCGGTCTGTCTTAAAAGATTCCTATACCTTTGGACTAATGTTTGGTTTGTTACTTTTTAACCATCAGCTTTTAAGCGGAAGCGGGTGGCTTGACATATTATTTGTTTTATTAATACTGGTTTTTGTTTTGGGAAGAAACACAAAGTCAATACACCGATTTAATTCTAAGAAAGAAACCATCGACTGGTTAGAGGAGAATAAAAATGAAAAAATGTAAGTGTGGCGAAGAAGCAACCTGTGAAGTATTTAAGTTACCAGGAGAGGTAGAGACGAGGAAAGAACCACTTTATCTATGCTCCAAGTGTGCCAAGGAGGCAAGACAGGCGTGCGAGGTATATACAAGAGTAGTTGGATACTTTAGACCAGTAAGTGATTGGAATGATGCAAAACAAGAGGAAATGAAAGATCGCAAGAACTTTGTTGTTGACAATTAAATCTGTCTTATTTTTGTATACATTGTATCTGGGAGTGAATGGTAAGCATCCTACGGGATAATGTGAGTTCGATTCTCACCACTTCCACCACCCTCGTTAGTTAAGTGGCTATAATATCTGATTGTCAATCAGGGGTCATGAGTTCAATTCTCGTACGGGGGACCAAACAGAGTGAAGTGTTACGGTAGCATGATAGTCTTGTACTATCGGACTAGGTTCAACTCCTAGCACTCTGACCAAATAAAAAGGAGCGGAATGGAAGAAGAAAAAATACCTTGGTGGTTTAATTTAACAAAACTAAAGCCGGGATCGAAAAAAGAAAAGAAAATAAAAGCAGCCCCATGCCCTAAGTGTAAGAAGTTATACCAACACAAAGACATAACGGGAATTTATATCTGTCCCTGCGGCTATAAGGGTAAGAAGAAACAAAAGAGACATAGTTATGGCAAACAAAACAAAACCAAAAATAGAGTTTAGCTGTATCTCATTCTTTGTTCACGGTAAGTGTCCCAAACAAAGGTGGAATACATCAAAGTGTCCATTTAATGTTATCAAAAATGGTAATAAAGAATGTATTCATTCTGGTCTTTATAAAATGCCTATTGACAAAAGAAACAAGATAGTATAGGTACAACAACATAATGGGACGCTATAAGCGGGAAAAAGCTATGTCCAACTTAAATAAAAAAGAAGGCTTTTAGGGGTTTTTCATGGACTATAACGACACAGACGAAAAGATTGAAGAAAGAATAATTAAAATCACCAATGATTATAATAACCACGACAATCGAAAATATACCGGACGACAACGGGATAAATCAAAGAGAACTAATAGAGTTCGGCAGAAACATTAAGAGCTTTAATGGTGATTTTAAAAAAGCCTTTGGCCAAGAAGCCAAACAAGAAGAATAGATGCTATATCTGCAATAAACCAATATATGATCCCTTCACTATCTGCGATTACTGCTATATAAGCCTAAGGAAGTTCGGCAAACGCCCTTAACACGAAATGTCAGAATCAAATAAGGTCGGAAGACCACTAAAATTTAAAACAGTCGAAGAGCTTCAAGAAAAAATTGATGCTTATTTTGCGTTATGCAACAATCACGAAATAGAGGTTTTAACCAAACTAGGGACCAAGGTAAAAGTAAAAAGCCCTTTGCCAAGGACAATTACGGGGTTAGCCCTATCACTTGACACAACAAGAGAAACATTACTTGACTATGAAAACAAAGATGAATTTTCTGACACTATTATAAGAGCTAAACTACAATGCCAACATGACGTAGAACTTGGTAGCCTAACAGGGAACCTATCTGCACCTGCCTCTATCTTTAACCTAAAGAATAATTACGGTTGGCACGATAAGACAGAGCAAGAAGTAGATTCAACAATTACGGTTAAGGTAACTAACTTCGGAGAGGAAGAGCATGGAGATAGCCCTTCCGCATAACTTTACCCCCAGAGTATATCAAGTACCTTTATTTAGAGCGGTAGACAATGGATTTAAGAGGGCTGTATTCATCTGGCACAGAAGAGCCGGGAAAGACAAGTCTCTTACGAACCTAGTTGCCAAGAAAATGATGGAGAGAGTGGGAGCCTACTATTACTTCTTTCCTACGTATAATCAGGGCAGAAAGATTCTATGGGATGGAATGGACCGAGACGGATTCAGATTTATACATCACTTCCCCAAAGAACTTATAAGCTCTATTAACAATCAAGAGATGAAACTGACATATAAAAATGGTTCACTCTTTCAGGTGGTGGGTACAGATAATATAAATTCGATTGTAGGAACTAATCCAGTAGGATGTGTCTTTTCAGAATATTCCTTACAAGACCCCAAGGCCTGGGATTTTATAAGACCTATTCTGGCCGAGAATGATGGCTGGGCGGTGTTTAACTACACGCCTAGAGGACATAATCACGGCAAACAGCTATATGACATGGCTTCAGCCTCAGATAAATGGTTTGTCCAACTCTTAACAGTTGATGATACGAAAGTTCTCTCACAAGAGACGCTTGATCAAGAAAAGGCCGAAATGCTATCAAGAACCGGAAATGATGGACTTTATATGCAGGAATACTACTGTTCGTTCGACGTCCCTATAGAGGGTGCGTACTACGGCAAACAGATGATGCAGGCAGAACTAGAGGGCAGGATTGGAAACGTGCCATACGAGCCACAATTAGGCGTTGAAACCTATTGGGACCTAGGGATGGACGACTCAATGACCATCTGGTTCGTTCAAAGGCTCGGGAGAGAAGTCAGACTAATAGATTATTATGAGAACTCAGGCGAAGGTATCGCTCACTACGCAGAGATTTTACAAGACAAACACTATGTTTATACGGAACACTACGCACCTCACGACATCGCAGTAAGAGAACTCGGAACGGGGAAGTCTCGGTCAGAGACAGCCAAATCCCTAGGGATAGACTTTGAGGTAATCCCAAAACTATCGGTTGAAGAGGGGATAGAGGCTGCCAGAAATCTATTATCAAGGTGTTGGTTCGATAAAACGAAGTGTCAACTAGGACTCAACGCCCTTAATTCATATCACAAAGAATGGGACGAAAAGAATGAAACATGGAAGTCTCACCCACAGCATGATTGGTCAAGTCATGGAGCAGACTCGTTCAGATACCTAGCAGTAGGACTAGAAGAGCCGAGAAATATAACTAAGCCTAATTTTAAAAGGCACAAAAGCCCAACAGGATATTAAATGAAAAAAGAAGCAAAACCCAAAGAAATAAAAGATACAACGGAAACGTTTAATGAGCCTAAAGAAGCTCCAAAGATAGATCCAGTCGAATTAGTGCGGTCTAGACTTTCCTATGCTTTAAAGTCTAAAGAAGAGAAGTCGACACTCTTTAGTACGATACAAAGAATTTACCGAGCCATCACAGAAGAAAGAGAGGATGATCGAGCGAATATCTTTATCCCTGAGTGTTTCTCAGAGGTAGAGCAAATTCAAGCTAAAGCGACATCCAATAGACCCAAAATAGACCTCACCGCTTTAGATAAGGAAGCAGAGAAAAAGATTGAAGACGCGGAACAGGTTGTTGATAAGCATTGGGATAAGATGCAGATGGACCGAAGACTTCCTTTGTGGGTTAAGGTAGACCTTAAATTCGGAACAGGCGTATCAAAACTAACATGGGCTAACGAAAAGGGTAAGAAGACTTACAAGGTACGCAAATTTGACAATGATGGCAATGTCATATCCGAAGAAGAAGTAACTGAGGGCAAGACTCGGTATGATGGGCCGAAATTTGAAATACCGAACATTATGAACATATTCCCTCAACCGGGGACAAAAGAACCTTCTTGGGTCATTGAATACAAGATGATCGACAAGGAAGACTTATACAAGAATCCTAATTATGATCCAAATATTATTGATCAATTATCAAGCTACTTAACAGAGGAAATATACCAAAAAGAAAACATCAAAGAAGACAATAAGGACTTATCAGAAGTTCAGGGTGATGAATTTTCAACACCAATCTTAGTATGTGAGTACTGGACAGAAGATAGACTAATCGTTACAGCTAATCACAAACACCTACTAAGAGATACAGAAAATCCTTATGGTGAAATGCCTTATATCTGGATATGGGATCAAGAAGACGATCAAGACTTCTGGGGTATCGGTGAAATAGAGATGAATGTTGGTCCTCAACAAGCTCTTAATACTTTAGAGAGCCAAATCATTGAGGCCAACAACTTAAGACTAAAAAGACCATTCGTTTACGACATGAAAGCAGAGATAGATATTGACCAGCTCGAAAGAGGCTGGGAGGCTGGCAACGGAATTGGCTACAACAAAAAGCCGGGGGACGCTCAGGTTCCGATCTCTTTCCCGGACGTTCCTGACATATCACAGAGCGCAGACTCTCAAGCAGAGAGGATGAAAGGTTATATGCAATCTTCTACCTCAGCTAACGACTTCACCGCAGGAAGCCTGGCAGACGTCTCACAGAACACAGCTCGTGGTGCTGCTATGATGACCGACAATAACAATGATCGCTTCAGACAGAAGATCAGAAACATCGAAGCCGGCATCAGGGATATAGGAGAGAAGATATTAAGATACGATGTCAAGTTTAGAACTACAGATGTTGTAATCCCATCAACAGACGAAGACGGAAAGACTAAATATAAAAAGATTAAGCCATTCTCTCAAGACATCAATGCTGAAGTAATCGTTGAGGCGGGGTCTACTCTTCCTGTGAATAAACAAGAGAAGAGAATGCAAGAGATGGGCTTTATTAAGGCTTTATCAGAACTATACCCAGAAGAACTACAGAATCCAAAAGTCAAAGAATCTTTCTATGAGGCATTTGAAAAGGATCCAGATAAATATATTGAAAAACAAGACGAAACAACCAATGCCGAAGCCTTAGCGATGTCCCCGGATATTGAAGAGCAGGAGGCGGAAGATACAGTAATGGCTAATGGTAAGTATGTCGAACCCCTAGAAGATGATGACCACGAAGTTCACTTAAAAATTATCGAAGAGACTATTAATTCAGCAGACTTCAGTACGATGCCACCAGAAATACAGAATCTATATATTAAACATCAAACAGCACATCAAAACATGCTTGGATTAATGCAAAGAGGAGGGATGAATGGACAAGAAACTGGACAAATACCTGAGGGAGCTATACAAGACCCCGAAGTTATGGGAGGCGCTCCAATGCCTACTGAAGCAGAAGCGGGAGTCGTACCAACAGGAAACCCAGGCATACCTATGCAGTAATGAAATCAATAAGGCACTTATCGCAACAGGTAAGGGTCTTGGATTAGAGGAACTTGAGTCAGAGATAAAAACAATCTCTAGCCAAGTCGATCACAAAGAAAGAAAAAATAAATAAGGAGATCAAATGGAAGAATCCATAACTCAAGAGGTGATAGAACCCTCAGTCCCCGATGAAGGACAAACTGAACCTATCGAAACTCCGAGCGGAAGCGAGCCACAGATAGAGTCACAGCCCACAGACTCAGAAACTACCCCAGAAGCACCGAAAGGTGACGAAGGACAAGTAGACGAAGTCCCTGCTAAGTTTCTTGATAAAGACGGCAACGTTGATGTTAAGAAAGTGCTAACAAGCTATAAGGAGTTAGAGAAATCTCACTCTGATAAGGCAACAATAGCAAAAAGGGCAGAGGAACTACAAGAGGCAACAGGACTTTCACTAGACGATGTAGTAAAGCAACTCAAAGAAGAAGCCAACGCTTCAACCGAAGAGGAACCCGACGAAGAGACAGAAGTTGACAAGGACAAATTCAATGCGCTCGTTTTCGATGCGCTAGGAGATGACCTAGAACTAATGGAAGAGACTCGGACAGCTAAAGCTAAGGATGCTTTAAGAGCTAAGTACCCAGATTTCAACAATTTTGACGAGGAAATGGCAGAAATTGTCAAACAGAGACCCGATTTAGTAATAAAAAAGGTTAATGGACGAATCGTTACAAATGTTGATAACTTCGAACTTATCTATAAAGCAGCCAAAGGCGCATCACTAGAAGAGAAAGTGACTGAGGCTGAAGAAAAGGGCAAATCCGAGGCATTCAATAAAGTAGCTAGTAAAGAAGCTGCTGCTATTGAGCCAAACACACACGGCACTCCACAAGCAGAAAAGGTATATACCCGCGAAGAGATCAAGCAACATACAGACAACATGGATGTTGACTGGCTCGAAGCGAATATGTCCAAGATTTCTGCCCAAGAGAAGGCCGGACTTATCAAATAACATAAGGAGTTATCACAATGACTGACAACATTCTCGGACACATAGACGCAGGCACTAAGCTTATCGACAACCAAGGTGAGTTAGTACCAGAAGTCTGGTCTGCTAAGATGATCGTTGCTCGTGAAAACTACCTTGTGGCTGCTAAAGTTGTTATGAGAGCAGATGACGAAGTTGCAAACTTCGGTGACGTTATCCACTTCCCAGAAGTTGGTGACGCTACTGCGACAGAAGTATCTCCGGGTACTGATGTTAGTTATCAGGCTTTCAATGACAGCGAAGTTACCATTACTATCAACAAACACTACGAATCTTCTTTCCTAGTACATGACAGATTCAGTGCGCAAACCAAATATCGATATGCCGACAAAAAGGCTGAGAAATGTGGATACGCATTAGGTAAGACTGTTGATAGCGCTATTTTGGCACTATATTCTAGTGCTGCTAATAACGTTGGTAGCGGTTCCGCAGCTATCTCTGAGCTGAACATCATCAAGGCAAATCGTTTACTCGACTCTGCCGATGTACCAGCTGACGACAGACACTTTATCATAGAATCCTATGGTAAGGCTCAAATGAATGACATCGACAACTTTGTACAGTATCAAATTACTGGCAAAGCCTCTCCTGCAGTTACGACTGGCAAAAGAGGTTACGAGTATGGTGATATTTGGGGTGTAACAGTTCACGTTAGTAATAACGTTCCTGTTGAAGCCGCAACACCAGCCGTTGTTCATGGTCTGTTCTTACACAGAGAAGCTATCGGTTTAGCAATTCAAAAGGGCGTTACCCCTGAGAAACAGAGAAAAGCTGAGAAATTAGCCGATCTTTATGTGACTCAAGTACTCTTCGGAGTAGGCGTTCTTAGAAGTGACCACATGGTTGATTTCCGTTATTCGCAAGCAGACGCTTCCTAAAAATTGAATTATTTCTTCATCGAACAGAGGGTCTTTATGGCCCGCTGGGATGAGTAAATAAAAGAGGGAAAATGAAACTACCAAGCAAAGAGGTTCAAGACACTTATCTTGAAAATCAACGAGAAGCACTATTGAATCAGAAGTTCATGAAAGAATTTGAGCTAACGTTTAATAAAACATGGCTCAACTTCGTAGGAAAGAGTCAGCGTAAAGACATCAGGGCTAAGATAGCTAAGCTAGAAGTCGAATTAGAAGGCTTAGACGAATATTTATTGATTATCAATCGCCATTTACCAGACGAATTAACAGAACTAGAAGACGGTAAGAAGAAAAGTTTAATGGAGTCTAAGATAGATGAAATTAAAAAAGGGAACTTCAGGGGTGTTATAGCTAAGGAACTTTCAGAATATCGACATGAATTAAGCAAGGATATCGAAATTCAAGAAGCGGAAGAAGAACAACTTGAAGACTACGAAGAAGCCTTAAGAGAGAATGAAATCATCTACGAAGTCTGTAAGGGATTCATACAAAAACTAAAATGATAGCCATCTGTATTCCAACCAGGGGGTACTTATTCACGGAAACCGTCGAAAGCGTTCTTAGTAATTTGGAATGGTTTAAACATAAAATATACTTTACTAAAGACCTTCCGATTCCAGATTGCTTTAACGAAGTAACCGAAAGAGCCTTAAAAGACAGACCTACGCACATCTGGTACGTAGAAGAAGACGTTGTTCCTCCTAAAAATGCCTTAGAGTGCATGATGGAGTTAAATAAAGACTATGTAGCAATAGATTATCCGATCCTTCCAGGACAGGGATGTATTGGGTTTTATAACGGTAAGGTCAATTGGACCGGCTTAGGTTGTACTTTAATCAAAACAGAAGCACTCCTTAAGTTAAAAAAGCCGTATTTTCAATCAAAGACATTCTTTATCCATAAAGATAAAAGGGTGACTTTCGAAGAAACAGATATCCCGTCAAGTTACGGAGGTCAAGACATCTACTTGGGACTTAAATTAAACAAAATAGGCATTACTCTCACAGTCTTGGATGGGAAGTGCCGACACTTAAAAATAAAAGAAAAGGGATCAGAAGGCAATTCTGGTTGCCACACCATTATCGAGAAGGGGTAACAATGGTAGAAATAATATTAATCAGATACAATAATAAAAAGGTTGAAGATAAGGCGATAGAGTGTGTTAAAAAATACACCGAGGACTATAAATTAACTGTTTATGATAATTATCCCGAGAACAAGTCATTATCCTCTATTTGGAACGAGTTCATTGAAAAATCAGACTGTGAATATATCTGTTTGTTAAATTCAGACGCCTTTGTTACTAAGGGTTGGCTTTCAGAAATGCTAAAAGGTTTTGAAGAAGACGTAATCGCTGTTGGTCCAAGCGGACAAAAGGTTTTAGGGGAACAGGGTTCTATGACGGAATTAGGTGCTAAAAAAAGAAAGAATCTATTTGTAGACCTCTTTCCTTTGTCGGGTTTCTGTTTATTAATTAGAAAGACAGACATTAAATTCCCCGAAGAAGTGCCTTTCTATGGCGGAGAACACGCCTGGGAGATAGAGGCCAAAAGACAGGGTTGGAGGACAGTTTGGGCTAAAGGTGCTTTCGTAGAACACATTGGCGAAGCCTCATCGATCAATACACTAAAACTGAGAGAATCTGGAGTCAGAGACTATGTCAAATGGCTAGCCAAGACAACTCCGGTACTTTTTACGACATATAACAGACTCGGATACACTAAGAAATCGCTCAGGAAGCTCATAGAGTCGAATTGTGGCGAGATTATCGTCATAGACAACAACTCTACCGATAAGACAAAAGCGTGGCTTAGAACGCAGGAAAACAGCAAGTTACACATTATCTACAATAAGTCTAATGAAGCGGTCGCAGGAGCAATGAATCAATTCTTTGACCTAACTAAAAATGAAGAGTGGGTTGCAAAGGTTGATAACGATACGATCGTACCAAAGGACTGGCTAGAAAAATTACTATACAATGCGATTACCCAAAAAGTAGACATTGTTCAAGCAAAACACCCCCTATTACACGAAACAACTAATGGACTAGGCTTTAATGATTGGACTAAGAAGTTAAAACAAGTGGGAACAATAAGTCTTAATAGCTTCGTTGGAGGCAGTGGGACCATTATTAAAAGATCGATAATTAACGAAAAGCTAGATGGCTCTGCCGGAGTTTTAAGTGGTTGGGTCAGCTTTCAAAAGAAACACCCGGAAATAAGTAAAGGCTTTGACGCAAGCGTTGAAATAGAACTATTAGATACGGACTGGGGCGGGATTAAGAAATACGATAAATATAAAGATTACTATAAAGAAACCGGCCGGGACGTAAAGCCGTTTAATAAACTAGATGTCGGTTGTGGGAACTTTAAGCACCCAGGTTATATAACCATCGATGTCGACCCCTCAACAGAACCTGACATTTTAGCTGATATCGAAGATCGAATACCATGTAATGATGAGACTTTTGACGAAATAAGGTGCCATCATATCTTAGAACATATTGAGACTAAGAATAAAGTAAAAGTCTTAGGAGAACTCTGGAGAGTTCTTAAGAAGGACGGAATCTTAGATATTGAGGTACCCAACTTCCCAAGCGTTCAAAGCGTTCAAGACCCAACACATGTATCCTTTTGGTGCTCAGAATCATTCAGATATTTTATCCAGGGAGACAGCCTATACGAAAACTTTAAAGACAGATATAGTCAATATCATGTACCAACTTTTAAGAGAATTTCTGAGGAATTAGAATCTGGTTGGATTTATAGAACTAGACTACAAAAGATATCCCCAGCAAAGAAAAGAGACATTCAATTTATCTGCCCCTCTAATGATAAATGGGTATTAAGAAACAACCTCTTAAGGTCGAAGATATTAGAGTCTTATCCCTTGAAAGTTCAAAGAGATTATACAAATATCTCAAAAGCTTATAACGACTTTAAATCTGATTCTGAGATAAGAGTCTATTTACATCATGATGTCTTTTTACCAGATGACTTCGAAGAAAACCTATTAAAGGGAATCGAAAAAATAGAGGAAACAGACCCAAATTGGGGCGTAATCGGAGTCGCAGGAGTCAGGTCAGTCGGTGATGGTAAAGAGATTTATGGATATATATCAGACCGAGGTAAAAAATGGGGCAAACCAGACAACCTCCCCCACGAAGTAGATACATTAGATGAACTCTTGCTCATCGTTAAAGACAAGAAACTAAAATTCGATGAGAATATACCATCGACCCACTTTTATGGAGCGGATATTTGCCTACAGGCACAAGAAATGGGTAAAAAGAATTACGCAATAAATGCTTATTGTGAACACAACTCATCTCTAGGAGAAAAACCAGCAGGATTCTATGCAGCTAGGGATTACATAATGATTAAATATAAAAACAAAAGACCAATTGCAACAACTTGCACAATCATAAAGAGTCAGTAAGGAGTCAAGATGACGAGAACACAAATAAGGTCAGAGGTTAAAGACAGAACCGATGACGACGAAATATCAAATACAGCAATAGATAATTGGATTACCTTTGTCGATAACGACATTATAAAGAAGAATAACGGCAAGTGGACATTCCAAGAAGACGAAGCGCCCTTTAATACCGTAATTGGAGATGGGAGCTATTCTTTAAGTTCGGTTGCGGCCAATATTAAAGAACGAGGCACATTGAGAGACGAGGACGGTGAATTAACCGAACTTTCCTATCATCAATTTTATGCAAAACACTCGGATTATCCAGATGCAGACGAAACTGGAATACCCCACGAATACACCATATATGAGGATACTATCCTATTATACCCAATACCCAGCGAGGTCAGAACAATCACGCTTCCTTATAAAAAAGACATGTCTGACTGGTCGGGAGACAACGACACACCCTTTATTCCAAAAGAACACCAGGAGATTTATATCTTAGGCTGTAAGTGGCGATATAAGGTTAAAGAAGAAGGAGAGAGCGACAACGATACCCTTATCGCTAAGAAAGATTACGAAGATGCCCTTTCTCTTCTCGTGGTAGATGATAAGCCGAACAGAACCATTAATGTCTTGAGGAAATAATGTTACCAGTAAATTATTATAAGAACGAAAAACTTGTCGAGACGCTAGATGACTTTCTCTCGGGACTAGATCTAAGCGTTGCCGACTTTTCGGTTAAGAGAAACTCCCTGACTGGAGGGAAGAATGTCGTTATTAGAGATGAAGAAAAATCCTGTTCCCTATCAAAGAGACCAGGAACGGTTTTAGTTCATGATCTAAGTATTGTTCCAACTTCTATTTATCGTTTCTACAAAGAGACAACTGGTGAAAAGATAGAAGTAATTACTGGCGGAACTAAATTATTCCACGAAACAACAGAGATTTTTAATGCCTTTACTTCGGGAAAAGATTTTGACTTTCAGGAGTGGTATGAAGACACTCTCTATATGGTAAATGGCGAAGACGGACTCTTTAAAGACAACGGAACCTCTGTAGAAGATGTCACCCCAGCAGTTTTAAGCGGTTATAAAATAAATTCAATTACTTATAGGATGGGCAGACTCTTTGTTGCCGATGGTTCTACTTTATATTGGTCTGAGCTAAATGCACCCGAAAACTTCGATGCTAACTCTCTTCTCCTGGTTGATCTAGAAAAGGGAAGCCACATTATTAAGATAGACAACTTATTTGATAATATTATTATCTTCACCCAAAGAAATGTTCATGTTTTGAGAGGATCATCCAACCCAGATTCCTGGGAACTGGAAAACCTTAATACAGGAAGAGGACTAATCGCTCCTAAAACACTTATAAACGTCGATCAGAGACTTGTCGGACTTTCCAACGATGGTCTTGCCGTATTCAATGGGACATCTTTCGAGCCATTTCCTGGTTGGGAAAAAGTGAAACCTATTTTTGAACAAGCAGATCAAGAAACGTTACATAAATCAAGTTCCATCGTGTGGGATAGGAAAATAATATTATCCATTCCTTCTTCCGGTTCTACCAATAACGATATTCATATTGTATACGACCTGGATCTTGGAATTTACCTTCCTAAATGGGAAGGATTCGAAGCGAATATGTACTCCAATTTCGACGGAAAAGGAGATACTGGAGAGTGTCGATTTGTCTCTAACGATGGTAACGTCTATAAGTTTTCTAAAAATGTCTTTAACGACAATGGAACACCAGTAGAATTCGAAGCAGAAACAGCCAATATTGCCTTTGTGGGGACAGAATATACTAAAAAGAACAAAAAATTTAGAGTAAGGGCCGAAGGACAAGGAACGCTAAATATTTCTTATAAACTAGACAACGGTATTTATAGTACACCACCCAAAGAAATGGAATTAAGCGAAGCCTTAACATACGACTCTAGCATTAAGTATGACAGTAGTCTCAAATATGATACAGGAATAGGAATACAGGATAAAAAAAGTTCTAATTCGTCTCAATCTAACTATATTAAATATAAACTATCTCATAACGAAGACTCTGACTGTCGGATTATTTCGATTAGTCAATTCTTTAAGACAAAGAAAGCGAAATAAGGAGTAACTATGTACGACATACCAAACACAATAAACACTAACGACGACATTCTCTCGGCACCGCTAAAGGGTAACTTTGATTACATCGAAAACGCTCTAAACGATTTCGATGGAGGAAATATTACTGCAGCTACAATACCAGATGACGCCTTTGTCACAAGCCCAGAGACAATCAGAGACGAAACCCTACCAGACCATGTAGTCTCTGGACTTACAAGTGCCGACCCAGGAGCAACCTTAACCGCTACTGTCGCGTCTGGTCTTGCTTATATTGAAGGCGTTCGAGTTAATGCCTCATCTTTTAACCATACTTATACCGCAAGCAAGGACTGTTATGTCGATCTAGATAAAAATGGATCCTTCCATGTCACTGAAGTCGCTAACGGAGCAACCGAACCCGCCCTCTACACCAATTCAACGAGAATCTGTAAATTCGTTACCGATGGGACCGAAATTACTTCATATTCAGACCTCAGAACACTAAACAACTTTTTCTCAGGAAGATGGTTAGCGTGGACACCAACTTTTACTAATTTAACCGTAGGTGCAGGAGGAACGCTTAATGCTAAATATACCCAAATTGGAAAAACTATCCACTTTTCTCTTTATTGGAAGTTTGGGACTGGGTCTGCCGTTAGCGGGAGTATCTCTTTTTCCTTGCCCATTACATCGGTAAGCAAGGTCGCCCTAGAATCTATCGGGACTGGTGGAGAAAAAGACCACAACACGGGAGTTGTCTATCCGACATCCGTTCTTTGGAGAACAACAACAACGGCATCGATTCACTTTTCAAAATCTGATGGAACATATACAGCGCTGTCCGATTCAAGTAGCACAGCTCCGTTTACGTGGGCAACGAATGACACTATTTCGGTGGTCGGTACTTACGAAGCAGCGTAATGGCAAAGCATCGAATTACAGATCAGTCTTGGACACCAAGAACGGCTGTCAAGATAGATGAGAACTTCAAAGAACTTTCAACTCAACTAAGTTTAGACAACTTCTCTGGTGGAGTGATAGACACCACTAAAAGCGGTGGTAATGTTACTATTAATAAGAATTTTATCGAAGTAACCAATATCATAACCGGGAAACAAGAAATAGTTGTATCTCCCGGAGACGATATTCAGGCAAAGATAGACTCGATCTCTGCGACCGGCGGGATTATCTCTCTCAGAAATGGATATTACGAGCTAACGAACGATATCAACATTCCGTCATCGGTTTATCTTCAAGGCGAGACTGCCGAAGGTGTAATACTAGACTTTCTAGACAATACCCACGGAATAAAACTGGTCGGCGAGAATGACTACTCCGCAGGAACAATCTCGATCAATATTGGAGACACTTCTGTTATTGGTACTACCACCCTGTGGGAGACAAATACAGCGCCAGGGCAATATATCCTTTTAGGCGAGTCTTGGTTTTTGATTACAAGCGTAGTCAGCGATACCGAACTTACAATAGATATACCCTATTCTGGGAGTCCACTGGTAGACAGCACCTATGTTGTGGCTTCGATTGTCTCTGATGCCAGTTTGCGCAATATGACCATCCTAAATGCTGACTATGGCGTTTACTGTAAATATACTCAAAACGGGGGACTAGACACTCTCACAATTGCTCTCTGTGGTGTAGGAGTACAGGTAGAAGACTCAGCAAACTTGACAATGACCAACGTTCAAACATATGCCTGTTTGGTTGGTATGTACTTTAACAATGTTCACCTATTTGAAAACAAAACACCTGGCGTCTTAAGCTCTCAAGGGGCTGGAATGATATTTAACGGATGTACCTCTGTGGCGATGACTAATGGATTTGTTTTGGGTTCTTTAGCCAATGGAATAGAAATATACCTAAGTGGGGCTATGTCTATTTCAGGTACGATAAGCGCTAATGCCGGGGTAGGTGTTTACCTATCTTATGTCCAAAGCATTTCTCTAATTTCTTCTAATATTAGCGGTAATGGCTCTGACGGAGTATTAATCGAAGACAGTCTTGCCCCAGGAGTGAATCTCGGTTCGATCTCATATAATGGCGGGTACGGAATTAATATAGACGCTGATTCTGCTCAAGTTCAAATAATTGCCAACTCTTTTGGGAATGACGTTCTGGGAGAAGTCAACGACCTAGGAACAGGAACGGTAAAAGCAGGCAACACAGGCATCACAAACGACTATACGTCCTTGGCAGACCTTTCAGACGATGCTACTCACCGCCTAGTAACTGATACCGAAAAGTCAACATGGACAGGTAAACAAGACGCTCTAGGGTTCACGCCAGAAAATGTCTCTAATAAAGTTACTTCTTTTCAAGTAACGCCAGACGATACCCACTACGCTTCTGAGAAGCTCGTCAAAGACTCCTTAGACGGAAAGTCGTCTACGAGTCACGACCATGACGAAACATACGCTCCAGTTCTGGGGGGTGATGACAATTACGTAACAGACGTCGAAAAAACAGCGATTGGGACTATCGGAGATAAAATCGCTAAAACAACTGACGTAACAGCGATAAACGATACGGGAATTGCTGATGGCGAGATTGCTATTTTTAATAAAACGAATAAAGATATTAGAACCTCGGATAAGACTATCGTTACCACCATTGGAGCTGACGATACGACCGTACCTACTTCAAAGGCGGTGGCTGACGCGATTACGGCTGGAGGTGGCTATACGGACGAGATGGCTCAAGATGCCGTTGGGGGAATATTAGATGATGGGACTGTCGGGAACATTGTTTTCACTTATAACGATGAGGGAAGTTTAATCTCGGCCGTTACCCAAGACGGGGAAATAGACCACAACTCTCTTAACAATACCCATAATTTAAGTACAGACATAGACCACGACGCCCTAACTAACTTCGTAGCTAACGAACACATTGATTGGACTGGCGATCAGGGAGCCACCAATATTCACGTAAATAACATACCCGACTTGTCTGGGTCTTATGCACCAGTATTGGGTGGAGATGATAACTATGTCACAGATACAGAGAAATCCAATTTACATGCACCCTCAGTTTTAGGGACGAAGACTATTGACGAAACAGATATTGCCGATGGGAAAGTAATCAAATACAACTCCACTTCAGGAAACCTTGAATATGAAGACGACACGTCTGGTTCGGGAGGATTTACTTGGGATGAAGTAACGGGAACGACTCAAGCTGCCTCAGTGAATAACGGATATATCGCGAACAATGCGTCTTTAGTAACCATCACGCTTCCCGACACGGCTTCGGTTGGAGATGTTGTCAGGGTAACGGGCAAAGGAGATGGGGGTTGGAAAATCGCCCAAAACGCTTCAGGAATAATTCACTTCGGTAATTTAGATACGACAACGGGCGCGACTGGCTATATTGCGAGTACACACATAAGAGATTCTGTAGAATTAGTTTGTGTCGTAGCAAACACAGAGTGGAACGTAATATCAAGTCAAGGGAATATAACGGTAGCATGATAATCGACAGTTATTCAGAATCGAATTATGAGTCATTTTTTAGCACAACTCCTCCAGTTACTGCGGTGGGACAGACATTCGTTTCTCCTTGGCTCGACGGAATAAGAGAATTTCTCACACTAGACTCATGCTCATTTTTTATCAGAAAGACAGGCTCTCCGACTGGGAGCGCCTATGCTAAGGTCTATAATATCTATCCCACTTTTTCCGAGGGAGTGCCGACTGGAAGCCCATTGGCGGTATCTGACGCTCTTGACACTTCTACCCTTACCACAGACTTTCAGTTAATAACATTAAATTTTTCCGGGGATAACAGGATACCGATAGTTGAAGACAGCGTGGAATCTGTTTTTGCCATAACCATAGAGTATGCTGGAGACAATGATAACTACATCGACGTTGGTGTAGACTCGGCGCCAACCACACATCAAGGACATATTGTCTATATTTCTGAGGGTGGGTGGGCATACCAAACCAACTACGATACCGTTTTCTATGTTTATGGAGTAGCAGGACAACTTAAAGGCGTATCAACGCTAAAAGGAGTAAGCACTATAAAGCTTTAAAATTATGGCAAAAAGAAATTCATCAAATCAAGATTTTACAAATAATGCAGATGGCTTTGACTTATCGGGTGGAGTAACCCCCAGAAAGCTTAAAGTATCTGGTGCCGATATTGAAATTACGGGAAGTGGGACGAATACAATCACAATGCCAAGCCACTCAGCAACACTTCAGGCGACTGGAGACGATGTTGCCACTGACCACATATACGAAGCCAATGGCGGACATGGAGTAGATGTAGACGGACTTAATATAAAAGATGGGGCAATTCCACAAGAAGCGTGGCACGAAATTGGAGCAGTCGGACAACCAGCATTCGAAAATTCATGGGTTAATTATAATTCTGGAACCCATCAAACGTGTGCTTTTATGAAAGACTCAATGGGGTTTGTCCACATTAAGGGTCTGGCAAAAAGCGGTACAGCTACTTCAGCAATTTTTACCCTACCCACTGGCTATAGACCACCGCTACAAGTCACGGTTCCCTCAGCAAGCAACGACACTTTTGGCGTGCTGTGCGTGGCCGCCAACGGAAGAGTCTTTAAGTCTATTGGTGGGGGGAACGCTTATCAGTCGGTAGAATGTGTTTTTAAGGCAGCATAATTAAAATATAAAAGGAATAAAATGAGTACATTAGACGAGCAAATCGCAGCAGCTCGGAACCTGACAACAGAACAGACAAATGCCGAAAAGCTCGCGAAAAATCAAGAACTACAATCAACGCTTGGAGCATTAGATACCGAGCAAGCAGAAATTAATCCAGCCTATGATGCCCTTCTACGGGATACAGGTACGGCTTTTGATACTTCTTTAAATACCGCCAGAGAGTCGGCTGCGTCTCGTGGTGTATTTAGGGGTGGTATTCTATCTAACAAAGAATTGAAATTAGGAACAGAAAGAGCGACTAAGATATCTGATATCGTTGGAGAGAGAACAAGAAAACTAGCTGATGTTGCTAAAAGGAGAAGTCTAGCGAAGACACAAAACGCCCAGACAGTAGCACAAATCGAACGAACCGGAGCCGCTTCATTCGGTGCAGAATCTTCTAAGATTAGATCTAATTACGAAGAACAGCAATATCAAAGACAGCAAGACGCCTTAAAGTTGGCGTCATCTGGGAGTTCTAAGTCGACACCCGAATGGGTCGCTAAAGCCCAAGCAAAGTCTGAGCTTATGAGCGATATCAGCCAATACATAAAGGGCGGTAAATGGAAACAGGTTGCATTTGACTCTGAGAGAAGTTTCTTGCCAACCCTATATCAAGCCTATCCAGAATTAGATCAGAAAGACATAAACAATATGTTCTATTCAACTAGAAAGTCGTTCGAGTAATGGGAAGATTATATGGAAGCAACAATCAGTATAATGCTCCAACGGGTGGTGGAAGATTAAGTTCTTTCACTAACTTATTCGATGTGTCTGACGAAGACAAAAAAAGACTAGAACAAGACAAAAAGCAGGAAAAACTTAGAAAGATATTCGAAGAAAACAACAAAAAGATCATTCAATATCAAAACGAAGCTAATAGTTATAACAGGAAAGCACTGCCCCTGGATCTCATTACTGGTGCAGGCAAGGGAATTGCAACCGATGTCGCAAAAAGCGCAACAGCACTATCGGATGTTGGGTTAAAAATCATGTCTCCAGTAAGTGCAGCCGCCAAAACAATCACGGGGGGCGGAAACTATAAAGAGAACGTAGTTAAAGATGTTGCCAAAAAGACTCAATACGAGGATTTCTTTAATAAAGACCTTTTAAACCCTAAGGATGCAAAAGAATTTATCCTTAAGGCTGTTGAGGCTCCCGCCTGGGTTTATGGGGGGACTGGGGCGGCCAAGGCAGGGAAAATTGTCAAAGGAGCAGTCGCTGGAGCGAAAGCAGGTATTCCTTTTGGCGTAACTCAAACGATTGAGAATACAACACTAGAAGACCTTAAAAAAGACCCCGCGAATGTCGCAAAAGACCTCGCAAAGAATCTTGCTGTAAATTCTGGCGGTGGAGCTGTTTTGGGTGGTGGAGTTGGTGCTATCAGTAG